GGGTACAGGAGAACGTACAGATGTTTTAAACTATCGTACTGGGCGTTTTGCAGGTTCCGCTAAAGTAGAGAGAATGAGTGCTTCGAGAGAAGGTATGATTACTGCATTTTATTCTTATATGCAGAATCCTTATGGAACCTTCTCCCTAGGAGGGAAACGGGAGTATCCAAAAACAAGAGACCCTAAACTGCTAATATCTAGGTCAATTAGAGAAATTGCAGGCGAGCGGGTAGCTAACAGAATGCGGGCGGTATTAGTATGAGTAAAAGAAATTCCATTGTTAAAGCCCTCGCTGAAAAGTTTAAAATTATTGATGGTTCTACAGGTTATAGAACTAATATTTATAATAACTCATTCGCAAAACTAAAGTTCTGGGATGAAACAAGCGATTTTCCTTCAATCTATGTCGTAGCTGGATCAGAAGCCCGAGAGTATCACCCTAGTAACTTTACTTGGGGTTACTTAGGAGTAAGTCTTAAGATCTATTGTAAAGGCGAAGATTCCCAACAATTACTAGAAGACCTATTAGAAGATGTAGAAAATGTTATTGATGCTAATCGTGTACTAGTATATGATGAAACCAATGGGTATGAAACTACAGAAATTTTAGTAACTTCTATAACCACAGATGAGGGCCTTTTAGCCCCGTATGCAATCGGAGAAATCAATCTCCAAGTTAGATACCAAATCATGTAATTTTCTAGTTTATAAAGAGTTCACGCAGATAAATATCTAGCTTATACTTTGAATAGACTTCTACCTCTTAGGAGAAATCAATGGCAAGTACAATTAATCTAAGTAGAAATACTAAACTATACTTTACAACAAACGTAAATAGTACCAGCGGTGCTATTATTACAGATACAGCTGTAGGCACTTTTACTTCGGCTAATACGATTCAAATCCCCGTACTAGATGGATTCTCATTTAGTCAAGCAACTACCCAGTCCACAATCCAGATCTCGGAAGCCGGTGATACACCTAGCCGTGGTCAGCGTGCTTTCAATACAGCATTAAATCCTGTAGAGTTTAGCTTCTCAACATATATTAGATCTTCCTTAACTGCAGCCATCGGCCCTGTTAGTGCTGTAGAGAAGGTACTGTGGAACGCTTTGATGGGTGAGGCAACTATCGATGCTACAGGACTTGCACCAACTAGTATTGGTCGTGCTGATGCTACTACAGCAGTTGCCTCAATTGTTGCTCCTAGCCCTCTATCTAAAGTAGTTAACGGAGCTACTACACGTTTAGGTATCAATGACATTATTAATGTTACGGGTGCTACAGAAACTAGTTACAACCAGCCCGCCAGAATTACTGCCGCGCCTACTGGAGCGGGGGCTTCAACTCCCTTTACTGGAAGTACTACCTATACAGTTGAATATTCAATTGCACCTAGTTCAACAGCAACTTCTGCTACTGTAACCGCTGCTAAAATCTATAGTGGCCAATGGGCTCAAGGCTCTACTGGAACAGCTGCTACTGACTTTAGCTATGTTAGTACTATGGGTGCTAACAAGAACCAATTACAAAAGTTTGGTTTAATTTTCGTAGTTGATACTGTAGTTTATGGTATCGATAATTGCGCCCTAGATCAAGCAAGTATTGCATTCGGACTTGATTCAATTGCTATGTGTGCTTGGACCGGCAAGGGTACAGCACTTAATAAATTAACTGTACCCACAGCCGCAACATTAGCAACAGCTTATACCGCAAATGCAGTAACTGCAGCTAATAAAGCATCATATATTACAAATAAGTTATCAACAGTAACTTTAACTGCTAATATTGGTGGCGGTGGTAGTGCGTATGTTATTCCTATTACTGGTGGTAATCTAACCATTAATAATAATATTGTGTATCAGACCCCAACTAACCTAGCTGTTGTTAATCAGCCTATTGGTTATTACACTGGTCAGCGCGCTATTAGTGGTAACGTAACTGCTTATCTACGTACTGGAGATAGCGGCAACTTAGATGCTGGTGGTCTACTAAGCCAGCTACTAACTGACAAGACTACTTCAGTAGAACCTAAATTCTTTGTACGCTTAGAAATGGGTGGCAAATCTGCACTTAACCGCGTAGAGTTTGAAATGCCCGCTGCGGTACTACAGATTCCTGCAGTAAATATTGCCGACGTAGTTGCTACCACAATTAACTTCAACGCGCAAGGTTTCGCTGCCGATAAGTCATCCTTCGACGTAACAGGTAATAATGAGTTAATAATTAGATACTTCTCTAATACTAGTACTGCTTAATTAGTTTCATAAGAGACGGCTTGATCCCCGTCTCTCTTTTTCTATCATATAATAAAGGATATAATCCATGAGTGTCACTCTCTCACTAAAGTCACTTTTAGTACCAAGTAAGCAGATTGAAATTGAATTCCCTGGATTTACAGGCTTCAAAGTTCAGCTTAACTTCTTATCTCGCGAAACCCTAGTAGGTATTCGCAAGAAAGCTACTAAAATTACTTTTAAGAACCGTCAGCCTACAGAGGAGTTAAATGACGACCTCTTTCTACAGCTATACGTAGCTGCATGTATTAAGGGCTGGACTGGATTTAAATTAAGTTATCTAGAGCAGTTAGCTCCAGTTGATCTAAAAGGTCAAGACATGGATGCTGAACTAGATTATAGTGAGGAAAATGCTCTATTCTTAATGAAGTCATCTACAAATTTCGATTCTTGGGTATCTGAACAGGTAATCGAACTGGGAAACTTTCAGAAGAACAGCGAAAAGGGGTAATTTTATCGCTGGAGTCATATTTTAGCAATAGCTCTGTTAGTATGACTAGGGAACAATATTTTGAAATGTGCGAAATGCTGGGTAGTACTCCAATAGATTCCCAGATTCCTTTTGAGTTTGAAGACCTTCCTGTAGAAGTGCAGGAAGCCTTATACATCTATAATAATCTGCAAGATAATTGGGATTATATGGGCGGCAACTATATAGGTAAAAATCTCACAGGAATCAAAGATATATTAGAAATATCTGGTGTAGAAAAAGAAGACTATAAATCAATGTATGAATTACTTATACATATTGATGCAATTAGAGCCAAGCAGATACAAAGTAGTAAACCTAAGAGTAGTTAAAAAGCCTCCCTTCGTCGGAGGCTTTTTTACGCCTCGCAAAAAAATACACGCTTGACTTATACTATCCTCAATGGTATAATTGTAGCAAATGTGAATACACATAACTTTTTTATACTGGCGATACCAGGAGCAACTATGGCAGACAATACAGTAAATGTTGGTATTAATGTAACCGATAACGGTACAACAGCAGGCATAACAAAGAACGTACAAAATTTAAAAGATGTATTAGATCAAGCCGCACTAGCTGCTGCTAGAGTAACTCCACGCACTGCTACCCCCATAGCTGCTGCAGGATCTGCGACAACTGGTCGTATTATCGCAGCTAGCACCACCCCCGGAATGTCTGTAGGAGAAGGTAGGGATTATGGCACTTCAAGAGCTGTAGGTGGGGGCACAGGTGCGGGAGCTAGAGACTTTGCAAAAGAATCCGTAGGTTTAGGCGGCGTCGTACGACTATACGCAACCTTTGCAGCCAATATATATGCAGTAAGTACAGCATTTGAAGCACTAAGTAAAGCTAATGCAGCTGAACGCATGATTAAAGCTTCAGAAATGCTAAGCATTAGCATGGGTGCAAATCTTAAAGGTATTGCTAGGAACCTACAGGAAGTTACTGACTACTCCTTAAGTATGCAGGAAGCTACGCAGTTTACTAATATGGGTATTTCTGCAGGTATTGCTGGAAAACAAATCGAGAATTTAACTAAGATAGCAAAGGGTGCAGCCTCCGCCTTAGGTAGAGATACTGGTGAATCTATTAGACGTATTATTACCGGTACTGCTAAGCAAGAACAAGAAATTTTGGACGAATTGGGTATCTTTATTAAAGCAAATGATGCTTATAAAGAGTATGCTAAGAAATTTGATATTAAAGGCGGAGCTGAGTCTCTAACTGCACAGCAAAAAGTAATTGCATATGCAGATGCCGTAGAAAAAGCTGGAGAAAAGTGGAAAGAATTCGCAGATATCCCAGATCCTTTCAGTAAGTTTAAAGCTAAAGGTTCCGAGGCTTTACAAGATTTACTAAGTAATATTAATAAACTAATAGAACCTGTAATTTCCTTCTTAGCAGAGTCTGCAGATAGAGTTAAAGCTATAATGGTTTTACTATCGGTTATTTTAGCTAGACGTGCTCTACCAGAGTTAAAGAACTTATTTACAAATTTATTCACTTTTGATTCCGCTAAGGCTAAAGCCGAAGGAAATTTAGCTAGAAGAGTAGCTATAGATGAATACGTTGCTACTACCCATGCTTTAGAATCAAAACAGGCGGAACGTGCTGCTATGTTAGCTAAGCCAATGGGTAAGCCCGAGCTTGCTGGCACCGTAGCACAAGCAGTAGGCGGCTTAGCAGCTACCAAAGGAGTTCCAGGAGGAATTGATGTAGCAAAATTAACCTCTGCTATTGCTGCTAAAGATTTAACACTATACGAGGCTAGAGCGCAAATAGAAAATAAAGTCTTAAGTACTCTAGAAGCTCAAGTTAAAGTTTCTCAAGATAAATCTATTGTAGTACAGAAATTAATCGACCAAGGTCTAATTAGTAATAAATCCACTGAAACTAATTTAATTCTAGGTAAGGAAGGATTAGCCATATCAGAAAAAACATTCACTAGTATTAGTGCAAACAACAATCAATTAAAAGCTCAAGCTTTAATTGATGCGGAAATGTTAGGAATGGATAAACAGAGGTTAGCCGCAAGAGAAAAACTAGTACTATTAGGAACGGCAGGGGGCACCGTACCCCTTAGCGGTACAGGTGGCGGATCTGTAGGCGCTGCAACAACTGCAGGAGCAGCCGCTGGAGCCGCCGCTACAGGAGCTGCCGCTGGAGCCACAGCTATACACACAGCATCATTAGAAGCAAATACAGCAGCCACAACCACAAATAATTTAGCTAGAACTGCAGGTATAGTAGCCACAGAAGCTTCTGCATTAGCTACTATCCCAGCAATTACAGCTTTAGAGGCATATAATGCTGCTTTAAGTCAGAGTGCTAAATTTCAAGCAACACTATCTACAGCAATGGGATTAGGCCCAATTGCTTCCTTGAAAGTGTTCGGCACAGTAATGTTAGAGGCTATATTAAATATAGGTAAATTTAATGCAAGTATGACAGTAGGTGCTCGTATTGCACATGTATTTGCGGCTAGTATAACTGCTGTATCCGCTGCTGTACGTATATTATGGATGACACTTAATGCTTTATTAATACCTCTTATGTTAGCTTGGACAGCATGGGAAATGTTTGGTGATAAGATCAAAGAGTTCATAGGTATTAATGTAGGACTACAACAATCTATAGAAGAATCCAATAAAAAGAATAAAGAACACGCTGATGCACTCGGAGTAGCCGGTGCAGCAATGGAAAAATTAAATGCAATACGCGCTAAGGGAATAAATAGTCTTGGTGACTTAGCTGCAGCTAATAAAGTAGAAGTTACTCTGATTGAAGAAGTTCTTAATTCCTATAAAACATCAGAGGATGCAAAAGCTAATATAGATAAGCAAACTTTACTAGATAAGGCTAAAAAAGCAGCTGAAGAGAAAGGTATGATATTTGATGCTACCGCTTATTTACTAGAACAGGCATCCCTAAAGAAAGGGCTATCTGAAGAAGAAAGAAAAGATATTAAAGATTTAGCAGAAAAGCAGCAAAAATATACTGATGATACAATTAAATAT